GAAGACGATGCACGTGATGAACAACAAAAGGTAGCAAAGGATGTGGAAATGTTAGGCCAATTACAGGCATCTGAGCAAGCTGCAGCAAATCCACAACAACAAGAACAACAACCGACAGAAGTACAACCTAGCGAAGAACCTGTCGCTGGAGAAGAAGTTCCATCTGAAGGTGAAGAAAAAATAGATGACGTAGATACGATTTTAGCATCATTAGACTCCGGAGAAGAAGAAACAGAACTGGAAAATCCAGAAGACGAATTAGAAGAAGCTAAGATGGGTCGTCCAAAAGTCGGTCAAAAATATGGTCAAGATAGCCACCCACGTGGCCGTGACCCACTTGGTCACAGAGAAAATCTTGGCGCACTTAGAGTTGGTCAACAACGTAAACCTTCTAAAAAATCAATATTATCACTAGAAAGTGCTGAAATATCTAATCTAATTAAACAGTTGGAACATAAATCAGCAAAAACAAATAGTATCTTAAATGAAGAAAATATTTTAGAAATAGACCAAAATCTAACGGACTAAGAATCTTCATACTATTTAATATATGATAAGGTATTTTTTCACTTACGGCGGATTTTCTTATGAAATCTAGTATCAAACACAATAAATTAAGAAACACCGGCATACTCTTTGAATTATTAGTACGTCAAATCACTTCCGATGTGATGGAAAATAAAAAAGAAAGTGCCGCTGTCAAGCTGATGCGTGAATTCTTTAATTCTAAAAAAGAACTTGGAAAAGAATTAATGCTCTATCGGGCATTCTTTAATGTCCAAAATCTTTCTGAGCAAAAGGCGTTCCAACTGTTAAAGTTGGTCACCGAACAAAGAAAAAATCTTGACCAAAATGTATTGAACACACAAAAATACCTTTTAATTAAGGAAATTAAAAAGAACTTTGACCTTAAAGAATTCTTTTCAGCACGTGTTCCATCATATAAGATTTACGCTTCTATCTACAAAAGTTTTGATGCAGCAGTAAATGGTATTGGCGATTTTACTACGATTGAAGAACTAGCAACTAGTCAATTCACTATAGTTGAGCATTTGGCTGGTAAGACCGTTACGAAGGAAATTAAGGAACATAATGAACTCGCATCAGTTATTCGTAGTCAAGAAGATGATATCCGTTTCCTTTCTTATCGTATTTTAATCGAACGTTTTAACGAAAAGTATAAGGGATTGGATGAAGCACAAAAGAAGTTGCTTCAAGAATACATTTATAATATTTCAAACACAGGCAACTTAAAGAATTACACGGTGGCTGAAAGCGTTCGTTTATCAAAAGAATTAAAGAACTTTTCACGAAAGGTCACAGACAAAGTTATTCGTATTAAGTTAGCTGAAGTTATTACCCAATTACAGCGTATTCAACATGCATCGGTTATCAAAGAAAATCACATGACCGCAATGTTGATTGGGTACGAAATTCTTAAGGAGCTCAAGTCCCTATGACCAACGAAGAAAAGCTCAGAGCAGTTATTCGTAAAATAATTCAAGAAGAACTAGATGAAATTAGTACGTCTGCTGGAGCAGGTGCGTATCTTACTCCCAAAGCGTTTCGTGGTAACATTACAAAAAATGTCGCTAAAATGAAAAATGTTGCAACTCAACTTGGATATACACTTACTACAAAGGGTGAAAAAGAATTACAACACCGCGCAGACCGACTTGAGCAACTTCAACAAGAAAATCTTGTAGAAGGTAAAGTTCGATATCACGAATATAAGAAAGATGAAAGAGCTACACCAACACAAAAAATTGCAAAAGCAATTTCCGAAGTTAGTAAAAACCTCGAAGAAATCGAACGTATTATCAAAATGAACGCTCGTTTGCAAAAAGAATCAAATGTATCAAGTGAAGCGTTATATCGACGGACACAACAAGGTCTTATCAAATTAGAAGCTCGTCTTATTTCCATCGCTGGAAAAATTCGAGAAATCAGAGGAAAGTAATATGAAAAACCTATTAGTTGAATATAACGTTATCGAGTATGGAAAAGACCTTCTCGCAGAAGCAGCAGATATTAGCAAACCATTAATGTTGAAGAATGTTCTTCTCCAACGTGCAGAAGCAAAGAATCAAAACGGACGTATTTATCCCCGCGAAGTTCTTCAACGTGAAGCTGGACTGTACAAAGAAAACTTTGTTGCACAACGTCGAGCACTTGGTGAACTTGACCACCCAGAATCACCTGTGGTCAATCTTAAGAATGTTTGCTGTAATGTGACTGAATTGTGGTTTGAAGGCCAAGATGTCCGTGGTAACATTGAAATCCTTTCAACCCCATCTGGTAATATTGTTCGTGAACTCATCAAGAACAATATCAGATTAGGTGTATCATCACGTGGTATGGGGTCGGTTCGTCAAATGGGTGAAAGTACTGTAGAAGTTCAAGATGATTTTAGTCTTATCTGCTTTGATATCGTCAGTAATCCAAGTACTCACGGGGCATTCATTAACGAAAGTAAAACAATCATCGCCCCACAATACAGTCGTATTGATTCACTTATTTATGATTTCTTAAGTGAAGTAAAATGAAATTAATAAAAGAATTCATTAAGTTTACTGTAAAAGAGTTGGGCATGAAGTCATTACCTAAGAGCATAAAGTTTGAAGGTGATGAGTATTCTGCTCAACATTTAACGTTTGGAACATATAATCCTTCTACTGATGAAGTCGTGATTGTTAAGGGTCAACGTCATCCTATCGATGTTCTTCGTACTCTAGCTCACGAATTGGTTCACCATAAGCAGCGTGAAGATGGACAAGAACTCAATGGGGAAGACGGGTCTGATACGGAAAACGAAGCAAACGCAAAGGCAGGAGAATTGATGCGTAAGTTCCGTACACTTCGTCCAGAAATATTCAATGTTGGTCCATGGGGATTTCATACGAATATGGAAAATAAAGTAAAATCTATTTTACAAGTTGCAAAGACAGGTCAAGCAAAAAAGATAGATGAGCATTATATTGACGGATATACTGCCAAATTGTTGATTACCGTCATGCACCAATTATCCCCCGAAAATAGAAAAAAATTCTGCAACGAATCTGTTAATAAGATGGTTGCAATCGCATATCAATTAGTTACTCGGTAAAAACGGAGGCAGTATGTACGTAGAAGTTAAAGGTGATAAACAGTCTGATTTAGAACGAGCACTCCAGCAGTTCACTAAACAAGTTAAAAAAGCTGAACTGATGGAGGATTTAAAAAAGAAAGAATTTTATTTGAAAAAGTCCAAGAGACTTGCAAAGAAAAGTCAAGATGCTCTTCGTCGTAGAAAGCGTGAAGAAAGCAAGGCACAAAAGAAGAGCAATAATACATTTTAATTAAAAATTGATGTTTTTAAGAAATAGATAATATATATTTAAAGTACACCTCTGCTGGGGTGTGATTTTGTTGTATGTATACTCGTTAATGGCTTGAATAGCCATTTTATCCTTATAGGAGAGCAATTTTATGGCAGAGTTCGAATTTACGAACAAGCTTTTAAAGGAAGCAATCGCAGATGCAGAAGCAGTTCGTCAAACTGCAATTGAAAATGCAAAGCTTTCATTAGAAGAATCGTTCACACCCCAAATCAAGTCTATGATTTCTCGTAGACTCCGTGCTGAAGCAGAAGGCATGGAACATGATGACGAAGAAGAAAAGAAGGCCCCAGAAATGGAAAAGAAGCCTATGGAAACCGAAGAAGCAAAGGAAGTTGATGCACATGAAGCAGAACCAGAAGGTAAGTCAGACATGAACCTTGCAACTTCAGACATCGGCGCTTCGGATAATAAGGAACCTTCCGATTCAGCATTTGATTCAGCAGAAGATGACCTCAGTGGCGAAGATGCAGGTGAAGGCGAAACTGAATGGTATGAAGATTGGACCGAAGCAGATTTCGATCTTGACGAAGTAATCAAGGAATTAGAAGCTGACCTTCAAGAAATGAAGCATGAAGAAGAAGGCGAAGAAGAACTTGATGAAATGAAGCATGAAGAAGAAATGGAAGGTGAAGAAGAAAAAGCAGATGAAGCATACCCAGCAGAAGATCCAGAAGCTGGTGTAGAAGCACCAGAAGTTCCAGCTAAGACATCACACATTGGAACCGAAGGCGCAGATATGGCAGCTGATGTTAATACATTCGTCACCGATCCAGCAGACGCAAATAAGATGGAAGGTGAAGAAATGAAGGGTCACGAAGAAGAAGGCGAAGAAGAAGAATTGGATTTAGAAGAAATCCTTAAGGAACTCGAAGCCGAAGACGAAATGGAACAACATAAGTCTGAAAAAATGGCTTCCCTTGAAAAAGAGCTCGCAGAATATCGTAAGGCTGTACAACTCCTACGAGGCAAGCTAAATGAAGTAAATCTTCTCAACGCAAAACTTTTATATACCAACAAAATCTTCCGTAAGGAA